CTTATAGGTGGTGGTAAAGCTATTTGTAGGGTGGTTGACCATAACATAGCATCGGGTGGTTCTAAAACCATAACGTTAACGTTAGCTGGCCATCAAGGTTGGATTAGTGGTGTGATGCATATTATTGCAACGGATTCTGGAACTAATGCTGGTGGAGTATATCAGGTTTCTTTTTCAGCATTTATGGATGGTGATGCAACAACTAGAGAAGTAACTCAAACGATAGTTCACTCTGATAGAGGACCAGACGCCGAAAATCATATTGAACTAAACTCACCAAGTACTGGTACTGGTACTTTAAGTTGGGTATTAGACAATGACCATAGTGGTGCACTTAATAGTTTGAATATTGTGGTTGAAGCATATATGGCATCTAATCCAGTCAGATATTTAAGTTTAGCAACATCGTGATATTAAGAGAGTAGAAATTTAAAAACTAAAAAACAATAGGAGTTACATATGTTAACTAATTTTGATGAAATAATAGAAGTAGTATTACACCACGAAGGTGGATATGTAAATGACCCGAAGGATCCTGGTGGAGAAACTAATTTTGGTGTTGCTAAAAGAAGTCATCCAGATGTAGATATAAAGAACCTTACAAAAGAAGGTGCGATAGAAATCTACAAGGAACATTATTGGGATAAAAATAAAGTAGAATCTCTTTCAGAAGATTTAAGACATATTTATTTTGATATGTGTGTAAATCAAGGTAGAGGAAGAGCAGTAAAAATTCTTCAACAATCGGCTAATGCTAAAGGTGCTGGACTAAAAGTAGATGGTGGAATGGGTCCTAAAACTATAGCAGCTATGGATGGTGTAGAGTTAGATAGAGTTAGAGCTTATCGTGTTAAGTATTATGCTGATTTGGTGACTCGTAAACCAGATTTAGAGAAGTTCTATTTCGGTTGGTTTAGAAGAGCATTAGAAGTATAGTTCTTTTGAAACTTATATATTTATAGATGTAGGAGAATATCTATGTCTATACCAAAACTAAAAAATTTATTAAAAGAAGTTGATTTCGGTAAGCCACCACGAAAAGTAGGTGGTGTTGCTATTGTATCTGAAGGTCAAATTCTATTAGTAAAGCGTTCCGAAACTGCTGGTAAGTACCCAAACTTTTGGTCTGTTCCAATGGGTGGTGTTGAGAAAGGTGAAACTTTTCGTGAAGGTGCCGCTCGTGAACTACAAGAAGAAACAATGCTTGACATTAACCCTAAAGATTTAGTATATTTAGGTACGATAAAAGATGGAAAGTACAATCGTTTTTGCAAGTTATATAAAGCGGAAATGGATGGTAAACCTGAACCTACATTAGACCATGAACATTCTGAGTTTGGTTATTATGATGTAAAGAGTTTGCCACATCCGATTGAAGAAAAGATGAAGCATATATTGGAACTAAACATATGAGCTTAAAAAAACTAATAGAAGAAATAACTCAACCTATTGTTGAAGATATGGGTGGTATTGTTGCCGGTGATGGAACTATCAAAGGTGGTTCTAAACTTTCTAAGATAAAAAAAATGAAGAAGAAAGGACACACCTCAGTTCCTTATGGTAGTGGTTATAAAAAAGTAAGTGAAGCACAAGCCGTAAAGGGCAGTAAAGTAGCAAAGTTTATTACAGGTCACAATCTTACTATGAAGGGTAAGAAATATAAAGAAATAGAATTTGAAACATTGGGTGTTGATAATAGTTCAAAGATGATTAAGTTAAAAATTATAGCACCTAAGAACTTATTTGGTATGGAGACACCTGTAAAGTTTTCAACAATAAGAAGAGGTCCCTTTACAAAAACCGATACTGGTAAAAAATTAAAAGAAGTTCAAAAGACTGTAACAGATAAAGTTTTTGATAAGAAAAGAAAATCTAAACAATGGACAGTAATAGGACATATGAAAAAGAAAGGTAAATCTACCTTTCATGTAAGGGATGAAAAGACAGGAAAAAGATTTGATGTCAAACTTATAGAACAAAAATCAAAAATTAAAAAAACCATCGGTGTATTCGGTGGTAGATTTCAACCATTTCATTCAGGTCATCTTGCTACATATAAGTGGTTGTCTAAACAAGTTGATGAAGCTTACATAACCACATCTAACATAAAGAAACCACCAAGACATCCAATGGACTTTAAAGAAAAAGTTCGTCATATGGTAAAAGTGGGTATCCCAAAGAATCGTATAGTTCAAGAAAAGACACCTTATGTAGCAGACAATCTACTCAAGAAATTTAATCCCAAAACCACAGCAGTAGTTTATGCTTTTGGTCAGAAAGATGCTGGTAGATTAAAGGGTGGTACAAAGAAAGATGGTGGTAAAACATATTATCAAGATTATAAAAAGAGTAAAGGTGATATACAAGGATATGAAGAACATGGATACTTTGTTACTGCTCCACAATTTGGAAACATAAGTGGTACAAAGACAAGAGAAATGTTAGGTAGTCCAAAGGTAAGTGAGAAAGATAAGAAAAACTTTTTCAAAAAAACATTTGGATATTACGACAAAGGGTTGTATATTATGATGACGAATAAGTTCAAAAAGCTCTTTGAGTTTTTTGTCCATATATTTGAGAATAGTGCAGTTGGTTCTGTAGAAACTGATGATGGTCCTTCTATGTTTTCAAGTTTAAGTTCGTATACAAAAAGAGCTGATATTGAGGCTGGAAGATTGGGTTGGGAACTATCTGATTTATTGGTAGATATTGATAACTATAATAGTCAAGATGTTTCTTACTATAAGGATACTCAGTATCCAAATGGTCCTGTAGATAATGTTTCGTTTGGTCCTGCTGGTATTAATCAACCAAGTGCTCAGAACTTAACGGATTATGTTGGTACAGAGTTATGGAATAAATGGTTAGACCATATTGATATGATTCTTAAGAATCAAGATTATGAGTATGTAGATAACATGGCTAAAGAAAGAGGACTAGTAGTTAAAGATAGTTCCAAAACAGCAAAACAGATGGATGATGAGGAACCAGAAAACACAGAAAAAAGAGATGGTGATGACCAACATGATGAGTTGGAAATAGTAAAAGAAGTTTATTCACTAACAAGTGATTTAAAAAGAAATGGTAAGGAGTTATTATTAATGGGCGGAGCTTATGGACATATGAATCATCCATTTGATGATAAAGAATTAACCTTTAAGGATTTAAAAAAGATTATTGAATTAGGATTGAGTGGAAACCTTGACCGAGAAGATAATGTTACAGAAAAAACAGATGGTCAAAATTTAATGATAAGTTGGAAAGATGGTAAACTTATCGCTGCTCGTAATAAAGGACACCTTAAAAATAAAGGTAAAACTGCATTGAGTATAAAAGATGTAGAAAGTAAATTTAAAGGTAGAGGTGATATTAGAGATGCTTTTGTATATGCGATGAGGGATTTGTCAAAAGCAGTTGGTGCTCTTTCTAAAAAACAACAAGATAAAGTTTTTGGTAATGGTAGTAAATTCATGAGTTTAGAAGTCATGTGGCCTGCTAGTGAAAATGTTGTTAACTATGATATAACAGAATTACTTTTTCATGGAGCAATGGAATATGATGATAGTGGTAGACCTATAGGACAAGCAAAAGATAGTGCTAGGATATTACAAGGTATGATAAAACAAGTTAATCAGCACATACAAAAACACTATAAGATTTCCAAACCTAACTTTGTCAAAGTACCTAAACATCAAGATTTTGGTAAGATGAAAAAAAGATTTCATGGTCGTTTATCTAAGTTACAGAGTCAGTACGCTCTTAAGGATAACGATACACTTGGATTATATCATCAGAGATTTTGGGAAGAGTATATCTTTAATGCCGCTAAACAAGTTAAATATAAGATACCAGCAAATGTTCTTAAGAGGCTTACGATGAGATGGGCTTTTTTTGATAAATCTTTCTCGGTAAGAGATATGAAAGCTACAATAAAGAATGATAAGTTTTTAGATTGGGCTTTAACCACAGATAAGTTAGACCATGCTAGAATGGTAAAAGATAATATGAAACCATTTGAAACATTATTCTTTGAGGTTGGTGCTGAAATAATGAAGAACATGGACGGGTGGTTGGCTGTTAATCCAGCAAAGTCAGTACAGAACATGAGGAAGAAACTAAAGTCTGCTATATCTGATGTTAGAAGTGGTGGAGACTTAAAAAAATTAAATAGATTAAAGATACAATTAGATAGATTAAATGCTATCGGTGGATTTGATGCTATTGTTCCAACCGAAGGATTAGTGTTTAAGTATAACGGAAACATTTATAAATTTACAGGCGCCTTTGCTCCTATAAATCAAATAACAGGTTTGATGTTCTTCTAATGATAAAATTAAGAGATTTAATAACAGAAGATTGGTTAACTCATAAGGGTAAAACCCTTTGGTATCCAGCCCACACAAGAACAACAATGCAGATGATATATAGAGGAGACTCTATAGCTCTTTATCCTAAACAGATAGAATCAATGTTTGGTAAACAACCTATAAGTTCATTTCATGTTACATCACCAGACCATTTAAAAACAGTAAAAAATATACTTGGTAAGAAAAAATCTATATCTACATTTACTCGTGCTAATTTCGATTCACCATTAGCAAAAGGTAAGGGTATTCAAACCAAAGGTGGTGGTATTGTATTTTATGTAAGAGGAAATCTGTTAGCATCGAGATATATGGACTTTGAAACTGTACCTGATAAGACAGGCCGTAGATGGATGGAAGGACATTATATTACAGGTGACAGAGCGTTATTCAATAAAGCTTGGAAAGCTGCTGGTTGGGAGAAGAAGATTTATAATATGAAAAATGAGTTAGCAAAAATAGAAGATGACCTAAATGAAAAATGGATGGAAGATGATGTTTCTATGCCATACGATAAAAAGGAAAAGATGGTAAAGAAACTATCTGGTCCTGTAGTAAACAAATTTATAAAATCGTGGTTTGATTGGCAAAACAAATATGTACAAAAGAATAAAGAGATATTCAAAAAACGCCTTAGGTCTATAGAAAACAAACCATCTGCGTGGTGGAATGAGATACTTATTTACAATACAAAAATTATAGATGTTTTTGTAATGACGAGGGTAACTAACTCGCCTTATTGGGAACACCCAAATGGAGATTCTGGTAGTTGGCAAATAGATTTGTTAAAGTATGTTCCTAAAAATAAGATAACTATTGGAACACCAGCAAAATTTAGAAAGTGGTTTAATGAAAGAGAAGGTAAAATAGATCAAATATAGGGTTATAATATGGGAAAAAATATAGAAAAAGTAAAAAAGTTAATAGCTGGTGTCGGTGGTAAGGGTGGAATTAGAGTTGGTTACACACCAAAAAGTGTCAGTATGAGAAAAGAAGGTGAAGAGTGGACAGAAGCTAATGGTCGTAGTTGGAAAATGGAAAATGGTAAAAGAAAACAAATTACTAAAGTTCCACCAAAAGGATTTGATAAATGTGATGATTGTGAAAAATTAATCCTTAAAACTGTTGACCAACAAACTTATAATAGATTTAAAAAATGTAAGTATTGTCAAATAGATTTTGAAATGAAATTAAAAAAAGAAGATAAGTGGGAAGATTGGGTAAAAGAAATGGAAAAACAAAGATGGGAAGCTGTTCTTGCTGAATATGAAGCAGAAATGGAACAGATGAAAGAAGCAGATGGTCCTTTTGATAAAACTGTAGCAAACGCTATTGGAAACCACGAACAAGGTTTAAATAAAATATGAGTAATTTAAAACAAGCAATAAAACAAAATTATTTAAAGTGTGCTAAAGATCCTTCATACTTTATTAATGAGTTTTGTGTAATACAACATCCACAGAGAGGTAAGATAAAATTTAAACTTTATCCTTATCAGTATGATGTATTAGATGAGTATGAAAAACATGATTATAATGTCGTATTAAAATCTCGTCAGTTAGGTATATCTACCTTAACCGCTGCTTATTCACTTTGGTTAATGTTGTTTCATAATGATAAGAACGTTCTTTGTATTGCTACAGCAAAAGATACAGCAAAAAATTTGGTAACAAAAGTTCGTATTATGTATGAGGGACTACCACAATGGTTAAAAACTGCTATTGTTGAAAATAACAAACTATCACTTATTTTTAAGAATGGTTCACAGATAAAAGCTATTGCTTCTAATGAATCTGCTGGTCGTTCAGAAGCTCTATCACTACTAATATTAGATGAGGCTGCTTTCATTGATAAGATTGATACGATATGGACTGCTGCTCAACAGACTCTTGCTACTGGTGGTCGTTGTGTTGCTATTTCTACACCTAACGGCGTGGGTAATTGGTTTCATAAAACTTGGATGGATGCTGAAGAAGGAGCAAATAAATTTAATACTATTAAACTTCATTGGACACAACATCCTGAAAGAGACCAGAGTTGGAGAGATGAACAAAATAAGATTTTAGGACCTAGTAAAGCGGCTCAAGAATGTGATGCTGACTTTTTAAGTTCAGGTCGTTCTGTTGTCGATCCTGCTATATTAGAATGGTATAAACAAAATGCGTGTTGTGAACCAAATGAAAAAAGTGGGTTCGATAGAAACCTTTGGATATGGGATTATCCAAATTATGATAAGAATTATTTAATAAGTGCTGATGTAGCTCGTGGAGATGGAACGGACTATTCAACTGCTCAAGTTTTTGATATAGAAGATATGGAGCAAGTTGCTGAATATAAAGGACAATTAGGTACAACGGAATTTGGTAACTTTCTTATAGAGTTGGGTACTAAATACAATGATGCCCTACTTGTTGTGGAAAATAACAACATAGGTTGGGCTACATTACAAACAATTATTGATAGAGGATATGAAAATCTTTTTTATCAAGAAAAAAATCATCTAATTGTAGATGAGGATATACAACATACAAACAAGTATAGAAGTATAGACAGAAATAAGATACCAGGTTTTACTACTACGATGAAGTCTAAACCATTAATTATTGCTAAAATGGAAGAATATACTCGTGAAAAGATGGTAAAGATAAAATCTACACGATTAATTGATGAACTTTTTGTATTTATATATAAGAATAGTAAAACAGAAGCATTAGATGGATATAATGATGACCTTGTTATGTCTTATTCTATTTTATTATGGATTAGGGATACGGCAATTCGTATTCAATCGGAAAGAAGCGAATTTCAGAGTACGTTAGTTGGTGCAATTGGAAACTTAAATGGTAACACAACTGTAATGACACCATCTGCTCCTAAAAATAATCCATATAAAATAAAAATTAATGATAATGAAGAAGAAGATTTAACTTGGCTATTGGGGTAAAATATGGCAGACAATTTATTTACAAGACTAGGTAGATTATTTCAATCTAACGTAATCATCAGAAAAGCTGATGATAATAGGTTGGTAGTAAAAGACTTAGACTTTTCACAAACAAAATTACAATCTAATTTTATTGACCGATATAATCGGATGATGCAAAATACATATTCTAATCCATATACTACGGCACAAAATAGAAGAGCTGCTTACGAGATTAGAAAACTTGACCTATTCAAAGATTACGAGTTGATGGATCAAGACCCGATTATTGCTTCTGCTCTCGACATATATTCAGACGAAAGTACGGTTACAAATATTGAGGGAGAAATCCTTAAA